GTCCTGTGGGTCCTGTGGGGCCTGTAGGTCCACCAACACCATTAATATTTAAATCAAAAGTATTATTATTATCTCTTGTAAACGTAATCGTAGAATTTGCTTGAGTAAATATCGCATTGGTAACAGTAACATCCGTAAGAATATTACCAGATGAATTCGCAAGAATGGTCTCTCCGATTGTCAACGAACCGTTAAGTAACGATAAACCTTTTTTTACTATAAAGTCTTTATTTGCCACCTAGTTCACTCTCCCTTAGATAGCTTGTTTGTGTCTTATGTTGCAAAAATTGTTGTTCTTAATGCTTTAATAGTACTGTTAGGATAAGTTGGTGTAATAAGAAGACGAACATTACTGCCCGAAATGTTAGTACTAAATGTTCCTAAAACATTATTTGTAAATACAACTGCATATTCTGTAATTGAAACATTTGTATTATCATGTATTAAAAGAATTTCCGAAGCTTGAAAATAACTGTTTGCATTCTCTGTTATTTGCACTACATATTTTGCTGTTCTATAAGTTGTTTTCGGAAACGTATCAAATATTTGATTTGCTGTAAGTGTTGATGTTGTAAGAGATACTTCTGTACTTCCACTAACTGTATTTGCCTGCCATTTACCAGCTGTTGCATTATATACTAAAGATTCGCCATTAGACGGCGATGACACACTATTGTAATCAACATCATCTAAACGATGCAACCAAACTTCACCAGAACCACCGCCAGTAACTGCGTTAAACGATATTTTTGATATACGTGAATCAACAATCTTTTTATAATTGTCAAGTTTCTGATTAAAAGCTTTTTCAAATGCAGATTTATCTATATCTTTACCAGCTAAGCCACGTTTACCTGCAGGACCCATTGGGCCAACAGGACCCATTGGGCCAACAGGACCCACTGTTAGACCTATTGGGCCAACAGGACCCATTGGGCCAGTATCGCCTTTATCACCCTTATCGCCTTTATCGCCTTTATCGCCCTTATCGCCTTTATAACCAATAAATCCACGGTCGCCCTTTTCGCCCGGCGTTCCTTTTAATCCTGTCTCGCCCTTATCACCTTTTGGTCCTACAACTTCACCAATAAGTTGTTTTTTCCCATCTGTGTAAGTGAAAATTAATGAGTTGTTTTTAATAACAGCTTCTTGAATACCTACACCTTTTTCGCCAGAAGGACCCATTGGGCCAGTAGCACCACCAGAACCACCAGGAGGACCAGCAGGTCCTTCTTGTAACTCTATATTCTCAATGATGTTGAGAATACGAGAACTTTCTTTGTTAATTTCTTTTTTAACAATTTTAAGAAGAGATGTTGCAAGTTTTGCATCTTTTATTGTATATTCATTACTCATCAATATCTTCCTCTAATACATCATTAAATATATTTTTCATATTTTCAAGAAGCTTTTCTTCTTCTATTTTTACTGTATTTTGAGTAAAATTATTGTATTGTTCTGATGACGTATCATCATTATCATTTACATCATCTTCTTCTGGAGATTGTGTATCATTTTGAGCTTTAGATTGTTTATCATCATCAGATGCAGGAGCTTGTACAACTTCCTTACTAATTTCATCATCAATTCTTTTAATCTCATCATCTGTTTGACGAAGAATATTTTTACGAATCCAATCTTTAGAGAAATATTTTCCATTATAATTTTCAACATCATTAAGTAACTGTAAACGTTCTCTCATAATTTCAGTTTCTTTAAGTTCTGTAAAATGATTATCATTAACATAATCATAACTTATATATTGCTTAAATTCTTTCCATTCTTCGCGAGACATAATGCCTTTAAGAGATAATTGAATCTCAAGAATTTCATCAAATAAATGTGAAAATCTAAGTCTTAAACGATCAATAAACTTACCAAATTTTAATTCATCTCTTGTGATTTCTGATGCGCGACCAAGATTAAACTGATTTTCTGCTTCCATTCTAGTAATGGGAACATTCAAAGACTTGTAAAGCTTTTTTCTGAAATAATCAACATCTTCCATTTCACCAAGATTTTGACCACCAGGAAGAGTTGTAATTTCTGTGCCCTTGCCGCCCTCACGACGTGGAAGCCAAAAATCTTCAAGCATTGTCATAAACTTGCGATCATCGCGCACTTCACCAGTAGCTGCATCATATGTAAGTTTATTTTTATGCTTAACCATCATATCACGTAAATATTGTTCAGCTTTCATTTTTGGAAGATTACCAACATCAATATAAAATATACGCCGTTCTGGTGCCCGTGCAAGACGATAGATAACAACAGCATCTTCAAGCATTCTTAATTGATTAAGAGGCTTAATTGCTTTATGTAAATGCGAGTATATCATATTGTTGCGATTATCAAACAAACCAGAATGAACATAACAAATCGCATCTTTTGAAATCTTTACACCACTTGTTTGGTCTGTCATGACAACGCCAGTTGAATTGTATATGAAGTACTCATTAGACCCCAAATATACAGTAGCATTAGTGCGTTTATCTTTCGTCTTTATTTGTTCTTTTATTTTACGAATTTTTCGAGGATCAATGTACCGCAATTCTTTAATGCCATCACGTGGATTACTAGGTTCAATTACCATATAATAAAATAAACGACCATCAATATACCATCTTCTAAAAGTATCATATGCTTGATTACTAAAATCAAGTAATTTTAAAATATAATTAAACTCATCTTTAATTTTTTTCTTTATGGATTCTGGCTGTTGAAGATTATCAAGTACGATATGAATTGGACCTTCATCTTTATTCATAATAATTGATTCATTTACAATATCTTGTATTGCAACATCACATTCGGGATGAATGGACATTTCACGATATTTTGAGACTAATTCAGCTTCACTTTTTGCTTTGCCTTCAAGATCAACATATGTACCATACGCACCACCAGGTGCTATCTCAACAGCGCCGTCTTCTGTTGTTTGTGGAACTATTGAAGGTATTTTTTCACTTAAATCTTCTTGCTTTTTACGACCAATAGTATAACCAAATATTTCCATTTTATAATGCTCCGAATTCTAATATAATTTCTATTATTTATAATAGAGATAAATAAAAAAAAGAGAGTTAATATAACTCTCTTTTTTTATAATAAAATAGTATGAAATAAAGTTCTAGAGGCCTAAGAAACCTGCTCCCTGAATAGTAGTACGATCTCCACCAGCACCTTCACCTTGATCTATAATCGCGCCGGGCCCTTCGGCAGTCCAATAGTTAAAACTCCAAGTACATGTATACTCTTCAATTGCATCAGCAGTATCCCAACTTAATTCAATTGGGGAAATAACAGCTGGCCATATATCTTTGAAGTAGTAGGTGCGAAGAATATTCTCCTTGCCAGTTTTACCATATTGTACAACTTCAGCATTTGCTTTATAGGCAGATGGCGCGCCACCGCCGGCGAGGGTGCGTCTATTTCCACTCATTGAATTAATCTTTTGATGCCACGCCTCTAATTTATGACGAATATTAAAATCTTCATCATTAATAATGGTGGTAGTCCAATCTGGAAATGTGCGATTACCTGCAAATTTAACATCACGTCCAAAGTATTTTACAACAATTGGAGTAATATTTGATTCTGGTAGATTACTCGCTTTTACTTTAAAGGAAGCATCTTCACCAAATTCGATTGCGAGCGCGTCCGGTCCAAACAGCCGTACTTCGAAGAGTGAAGGACGTGCGCCATCAAATCTCATACTACTTTGAAAGTCATTAATATTAAACGGCATTTTTTATTTCTCCTAACTTTTAAATCTAATTAATCTATCTAATCTATTTATATACATTATTAGAATTTGCCAACAATCTCTTCAAAGTTTACACCAGTTCTAACTGCAATAAAGTTAAGTTGGATAAAATTAATTGAACGAGCTGGTTTAATGTAAATATCACCAACAAACTCATTGCGATCAATAACTTCACTTGTGTTATTTGTCTCATCACAAACGACACGGAAGTCAGTAATACCACGACGACCCTGCACATTCCTTAAGAAGGGCTCAACAATATTACGGAACTGTGAGCGTGTAAATGCATCATTGAACTCAAATAATGAAAACTTAGCAGCAGTAGAAATTGCTTTTTCAAGAACAATGAAAAGTCTACGTACATTGATGCGATCAAATGCACTAGGCTTAGCAAGCAATGTTTTGTCACCGAATAATACAGTACCTTGACCTGGGAATGTGACAACTGGATTTATACCTGATTTGTAAAGCAAATCTCTTTCGCTTTTACGAGGATTGTAAGATAATTTAACAACATTCTTAACATTGCCTCGATTAAAACCAGCTGGACTAAACCATGGGTCTCTTGTAGTGTCAGTTTGAACCATTAAGCCAGCGGTATCACCATTAAGAGGAACATAACGGAATACATCATTATACTTGTCGTATTGATACTTATAACCACTATCCATAACAGCATATGATGATGATGGAAGAGTATTACGGAAAGTAATTGAATCCTCAGCTTCTTTACCCACGTAACTAGAGTTATTAACTACGTCCGCAGATTCAGGAGAGAAGCAAGCGATACAGTCTTTTCTTACTTCACAAAGACTGTTTATAAGATATAACGCGAGAGTTGTATTAACATCTGCGCCTAGGATTAATGATACATCAACATCTTCGGGTGAAAGAAACAACTCATAACCATCAGTAAGCTGAGCGTTTGATGGAGCACTACCATCTGAACCACCAGATAGAGATGCTTTTGTTGGCTTATGTGTAGTATTCGTAAATGTTGAACTTGCTGCACCGCCAGCCGAAGTCATTGCGTCAACATGTGACGCCCACCAAATATAAAGTGAACGTTGATTAATGACTTCTTTGTAATAGATAGTAGTACCATCTGTTGCTTTTGCGTCATTGGCGCGAGAAAGCGCGGGGTATCTTTCAAGAACAGTGTTTTTAGTACCAGTCCAAGAACCATCTTCATCAACTACTGCAATATGTAACTCATCATTTGCTCCACCAGCCGCTGTTGCAAAAGTACTTGTACCAGGAGCGGCGTCAAAGAAATTGTGATATTCCCAACGACGTTTAACCGAAGCAGATTGTACTTTTGTAGCATCGCTTGAAGTGCCGAGTTGATCTTGTGTAGGCGCACTTTCAAGGACAATAGCAGTAGTGTTTACAGATGCTACTTTAATACCGTCGCCGAGATTAATAGTCGCTGTCTGTAAAAACAAAATATCACCAGCAGAAACTGATGCGGTTAAGTTAATATTTGGTCCACTAGTTAAGTTGCTAGAAGTGTTTGCACCCTTTGTTAAAACAGTGGTTGAACCAGCTTGAAATACAAGATTGGCTTGTGCAGTTGAAGAAAATGCGTTTGATGATTGGCAAACTGAAACTTTAAGTGAATTGCCAAGTGTGCCTGGATATCTGGCAACCCAGTCACCAGAATTTGAAACGCCAGAACTGTAGTTATTTTCATAGTCGTCATCATTTAGAACAAGAATACTAGTGTTGCCAGCGCCATTGGCATTATTGGCGGTATTCCCAACACGCACGACAAATAATCTATTACCATATGATAAAAAGTTCGCTGCTGTAAACCACTCCTGAAAGTTATTGGAGTCGGGTTTAGAAAACTGTGTTGCTAAATTTTGTTCTGAGTCAACCAATATACGTTTACTCACTGGACCCCAATTAAAGCGTCCAGCAATGGCGCCTTCCGTTGTGGATACTGCAGGAATAACGGTAGTAAGGTCGATCTCACTTACATTAACGCCAGGTGATACTTGAAACGGCATGTTCATTCTCCTCATTGATCGAAGTTAATTTTTTAACATTCATTAATGATTATTTATAAAAAAGCGTTTTTTTGAAAAAACAAGTCTACTCATATTTTTTAAATATTTATAAAATTGTGGGGCTATCATCTGTTGGAGACTGGCCATCGTCTACAATTCCAAATGGAAGAATGTCTTCCTCTATTTTTCTTTCTCGCTCTTCTGACAACTTTTTTCGTACATCAGTATCAGTGATTTCCTTAAAAAATGTCTGAGTTGTAGCCCAAGAAAACAAGATTATGCACATTACCAAGTCGTCATGAGCACTCATATCTGCTTCATATGAATCTTTTTTTCTTATAAAAGTTGATAATTGATTGACTGTGTTATAATCATTAATTATAAGTTGTTCCTTTTCTATGATAGTTTTTGCGTTAACACAACCAATACGTTTCACTTGTTTTGTAGTTCGTACACCTTTTTGAGTGGTTGAATTAAATCCACCACCCATAATTTGACCTTTTCTTCCCTTGGTAGAGGTAAATATAACATTATCATACTCAAGATCATTATGAAGAATGTCTGCGGTTTGTTGACCATTGTCGTTGATTTCAACAAGAACATAAGCATCATTATACATTTTACACGCAGAATATATTACTTCTGGAAAATATAAAGGATCTATAAAAGAATTGTCATATGTTGCAACAATTTTGTACGGTACAGACGAAACATCAAATATAATAAATGCAGATGAATCTTCACCAGTACCGCGAGAAGTATCAACAATACAAAAATATGATTTTCTCTCTATTGGTTCTTCGTAAATATTGAACGAATCTTCATAAAGAACTTTTAGTGGATTAATAAAAGTAAGTGTTTTAAGTTTACTAGGTGCAACAAGAGTATCCGCAGAGCCTAAGAATTCAGCCTCAAACTCTTGCTTGAACTGATCTTCACTTGTATTTGCAATTGTTTTGCGGCGCCAAGTTTCATCTCGCCCTGGAACGTTCCACCAATCTACTGAAAAATTAATATATTCATTTCTATTTTCAATCGAATTAATCCATATTTTGTAAAACAAATCAAAACCATTTGGCGTTGAAGTAATTACAACTTTTGTACTGCTACCAGAAATAATAGTAGGATATACTGACTTAAAAAATTCATCTTGAATATTTCTTGGAACGAATGCAAACTCATCGAGATATAATAAGTTAATGGAATAGCCACGAATAGCACTTGATGCTGTAGAGGCAGCAATAATTTGACTGCCATTTTCAAGTTCAATATTAGTTTTATTCCATACAACTACGCCTTGTTGTAGCCACTTAGGAAGATTTTCAAATGCTCTTTGTGCTCGCGCGAGAATTTCACGAGCGGTGCTTAATTTATTTGCAAGTATTGCAACGGTATAACTATCGTTAAATAATACATGCCATAATATAACCGCGGCTGAAGTTGTAGTTTTGCCCGCTTGACGACATGTTTTTATAATAACAAATCGATTATCAACTATAATATTTGCCATTTTTTCTTGATAAGAATACATGTCAAAATTGATAAGTCCTTTATCAAGATTGATAATCTTTACATATTTTTTGATGAAATAATTAATATCCTGTGAACACCTAACAAACTCTTGAATAATATCAGGTGTCCATTCTATGGATATGTAAGCCCGTTTAAGTGTTGGATTAGCTAAGTATGAATCACTCATTAATTAAATACATTACTCCTGACATTTTTATATTTACTCATTATCTATTTGTATTGTGAACTTTAGGAATGCAGGATTTTAAAAAATATTTTATAATTTTGTATTGACTTTTGCAATAATTATAGGTATTATAGGCCTTGTGCCTATTTGATATAATATTATTTTACTTTGATTGTTTAATCAATCTATTTAATTCTGCTGTTGAACCGATGAATAAAGCATTTGATACATTTGTTGGTTGTCTAACTGAAGAATCCTCTTTAAGCTGTTTCATCTTTTTTTGTAATTCCAACAAATCTTTATTGGCATCAACGATTGTTTTCATTAGATTTGATAATACTTCATAAGCTCTTGGTGATTCAGATGTCATCGCTATACTTGACAAATCTTCAATTGATTTTTGTGCAGATTCAATAATCTGTTTTAGATTTTCTCTAGCATATCTATAATCTTCGTCTACTATATCATTTAATTCTGATTGTTTAAATTCTTGTACTCTTGATGCATCAATTATATCAGAAATTGGTGTTAAGTTTTCTGGAAGGTTAAATAATTCTTCCATATTTTTCTCTAAATTAGTTTTCATTTTATTACTCATTTATCTCATCAATATTTGTGTTAATAACAGTAGTAAATCCGTAATCATCATCACTACTAATCTGGTTAATACCAACAGACAAAGCGGAATTAGCTGATGGTGAATGCAATGGAGCTCCGTTTGCAAACATTGACGGAGTTATAGTCATTTTTTCACTTATTAAAGTATCTGAAGGCATATCAAGTCTAAAGTTAGTGATGGCTCTTTTTATAACTCCGGTACTGGTTACTGGTCCATAAAATTGAGCTTTCATATTAAAACTAAGTGTATAAATGAGTGCCCGTCTAATGTCAAAATCACCCTCATACGTATCTTCAATAGTTACATCTTGTAATACGATTGGTGTATCAATTACAGTATTCATTTCTGGAATTAGACGAACATTCGTTGTAAATTCAGGGCGAAAATATGGAAGTATTTGCTCAAGTATTTGCGCG